AATCACTCTCTTATTATCTATAAACCTCTTCCACGGATTAAAATCCACATATGTATTAGCACCCACAGCTACAGTTACAGTCTGAACCAGTACTGGTCGTGACAAAAAAGCTGCCATACCATCTGCAGCATTAGCAGCTAAATAACGCGTATCATCCATAACTCCTTCCACCACGTTTACAACATTTGATGGTGTGTCAGAAAAAACGACGGTACCTGCATTAGTGGTAGCCTGTGTAGTTGGTGTTGTCGTCGCAGTTCCAGCCTGAAATATAAATGGTTTATCTTCCGTGTATGCCGCGAAAACGGGTGGGTCATACATTGGCTCATCGTGTGCAATCTCAGTCGCGTTGGTGCGAATTGGTGTTGCGTTGTGATTATCTCTCACCCATTGAGCATACATTGCGTTTATCTCTTCCAACGTGGGTTTCCTGATCTCCGGTGGGACTGAGATTTCACTAAAATCTGGTCCGCACTGATCAACATCATCTAGCAAGATCATGTCGATATCGTTTTTTGTCAATGGTTTAAACAATGATTTTTGAGATCTTTGCTTTACCATCTTCGGGCGTGACGTTTTAAGATTTACGTCACCAACTAGCTGAGTCCTTTCCTTTCCGTCCATTACTGGTACGGGACTCATCATGCGATGTTTGTCTTTGTTTTGTTTCGGATACAAATTGTTACATTCACATGATCCCAAGCATGTACCGGCTTGGAATATGCTAGAAGTATTGTGGTCAGCATCACCTCCCCTCAATAGGGGTATCTCGACCGGCGAGATTGCTTCACAACGGTAAGCGCCGAGCATATTGCCTAACTTCACTGCTAATAGCGCGTCGTAATCAATACCGTCATCACACTCTTGTGTTTTACGCCCAGGGTGTTCCAGGCAGATAGCAGGCATTCCTTCTTGATACTTACTCTTCCACTCTCTCAAGAAATCATCATATGTCCTATCAGCCCACTTTGAGAAGTGGTATAGATCATGCCTTATAAGTACTTCTCTTAGCAGTTTGGATCTTGTTTCATATATGACTCGTCCATGTTGGAACCATGCAGCCAATGCGTTGTCAGCGTTGACTCCTACACTTTCTTCTGGCGTGAGAATACTACGTGTGAGGAATTGCAGGCTCTTAAATATGGAATACTCATCTAGCGGTGCCATCATCAAGTCCGTGTCGCTGTTATATACAGGTTTCCTTTTTAAAAAGCTTAGCTCATTTAGAGATATGAAAGGACGCGACTCTTGATCTTTCTCTGCCATAGTGTATATTATATTGAAGTCATTGAAAAATGTTTGTCTATTAGTATGTCCAAACCAATCAAATCCTGGTCGTACGGAATCGGCGCAATCATCACCATAGGTGAGAAGGCTACATACGATTTTGAATGGGGGAACCTCAATTTTAAAACGCTGGGCTAAACCAAAATAACACATGCGATGCAACAACGAATTACACAGGCAATTGATTATGGTTGTAAGACTATTACCAGAAGTCACAGAAGAGAACAGCTTAAAAATATCGCCGTTCATATGAATCACCGGGTAAATAACTTCCGTAGCTATTGCCCTCATCATCGATAAATCTTCGTCATTGTATCCAACTGCTGCTGCGAACTCAATCAAAATATTGAATGCTGCACATATCACTTGACTACTCATCCGCTGGTCGTAGTTTTTGTAGTCACCTGCAACAATCCTATCATCACCGTATTTGGAAATTATCAACATGAGAGCGTGCCATTCGGGACCTTCAGCATTACAACCGACAGCCAATTCATACACATCTGGCTTCGTAATCAATTCTGTTACTAAAGGTAAAAAGTATTTCCTTAGAGCAATTGTTAAATTTAGATTTGAACACTGGAATGTCCTAGTGACCGTTTTAGTCTTCTTTACTGGTTCATCCTTAAGTGATTGATGAAATATCTCATATGATCGTTTGTTCTCGGACCATGCTCGCTCACTTGTGTTATAATCTGCTAATATCTCTGGTGTCATGGTTAAAGGTTCACCTTCACTGGCTCCGAATAATTTTGCTTTGGATTGGAAATATGGGAACCCAGCAGAGGTGCGTTTATTCATCGGTTCTAAGCCTCTGACACCTTCCTGACCATTGAGGATTTGGTCCAAACTTAATTTCCTCAAATCCACCCTCGCTCTCATAGTATCGAGTGTTCCATCCAAATAGTCCTTGGTTGCTCGCTCAATCAAGGTTTGAGGAAAGCCCATGTTTGCAGCAGTAGTATTCATTATACACGCATGATGGTGTTGCCATGTAGGCACATTCGGTGGTGGACCCACTTTTGGCTCTGTATCAAACACCTGATTTATAGAATCATGAATCAATGTCTTATGCACTGAATGTTTGAATTTGACTACTGGTGTGTTGATAGTGCCATAGTACTCAAAGGAAGTGTCCTTGTCCAAGAACATCAAAGGGGATTTCTGCGTAGGTTGTGCTTGCATCGTGAAATCTTTGACACGCGTTATATTGAATTCGCCAATGTCCGTTGGTTTCATTCTGGCACATTGGTTCTCATACAAGAATTTCTCCGCTTGCACTATATCTCGAGCACACACCATATGGGAAACACCACATTTATCACGCCCACTAGTGTGGTAACTGTGTATATATGGTACTTTTGCATTGCAAATCAATATCATGCCACAAAGCCCAATAAATGTATTGTCTTTAAGCATATAACAAAATCCGTTCGAGTCAAATGCTTCAGACTTATCGATATATGACGCTCTCAGTCCCTCTCTGTACTCTGCCTTAATAAAGAAATCATTGACCTTAAGTTCACCCTCTTTGTCCTTGTAGAGGGATTTGCAAATGACTGTATCCGTTGACATCTCCTTTGCTAGAAGTGGCACGAGATTTTTCCTATCACCCAAATTGGGGACATGGTATATACTCAAATCTCTGTCCTTCAATTTAAAACCATCGCTCCTTACTAGTATGCACTTGATAATACCACCGCTATGTTCCCGTGATCCTACATATATCGTAATCCTTGTAAGGACCTTGGGTATAAAATGTGTTGGGACTAATATAAGACCTGATTTAAGAATCAATGCTGTGCACTGACAGTATTTGTCATCATCTGTCGTATATTCAATAGTGGCCATGCTCTTCTTCACAACTCCAAACAATTGTGTGAATGTAATATTATGGTCTTCTGATTTGAGTATAGGGACGCATTGCACCCCTCCCCATACTGGCCTGGCATTGGGTATTGATACGATGCCACCTTGACAATCCCCATCAATATTGGGTGTTTGCACTGGTGGTTTTGTCTTCTTGCACTTCTCCTCTCGAATGGGCGTTATGATCTTGGCGACAATGTTCCTTACTAATGTGAGTGCTCCTGCAACAAATACTAGGGTCCATAATACGGATAATCGCTTCTTCATTAAACTAGGCATCCACTTCAATGCTAACAAATTACTCCAGCGTAAGTTGCGCGACACATAATAATGTGCGACTAAACCTGCGTGTTGATTGTGCATATGAATGAGCGCTGCAACTAACATAAACGTGAATATAAAATTGAAAAACACATGTTGTCCCATAAACGTTCTCCACATTGCGTTCAATATGTTGAAACCACCACATCCAACAAGACTTAAAGCTATAATCCTTCTGTTTCTTATCGTTGTTTTGGTGAGATGGGAAACTTCCAAGATATCTGGGTAGGCATTCAATATAACCCTTGGCACAAGGTCAATCAACCATGGATATGAGACACGTATGGGGTTATCCTCAAGTCTCCATGGGCATATTTTTTCTGCGGAATCTTCCAGTGCCTTCTGAATAAATGCGATTGTCTTATGACGTGTTACTGGTATCTCGCTTTCAGGGCACTGGACTTCGACTTTATCTGGCAGAAGCACATCATCAAAGCACGCTTTCATGGGGTGGCATATACCCGTTCCCGGTTCACTAAAAACAATAGCATCTTCCGGCATTCTTAGCCTCCTAGGTTTCTTAAGGATACTCTTGGGCTTACCTAATTTGCCCAGTATTTCTTGTGATGTATACATAGGTCCTGAATTCACTGTGTAATTTTTATATATATCCTTTTCCTCTTCCTTCACTTCCATATCTCCTTTTTTATAGACTGGTGGGGGCTCAAAACTATCATCATCAGCAGCGCAAATACCACATATATCTTGTGGGAAACCATGCTTGCAGGTTTTATCCTGACATTGTGCTTGCTCTAAAATCCTTATTTGTGCCTCATGATGTTTCGTAAGCTCGTGCTCAAACAAGACAAGGAGTTTGAACAAACTAATCCGCGTAGAAGTTGATTTAGTATCATTTATAATAGATGGGGGCAAATCATAGTATGCCCACTTTATCACCATCTTATTTCCTTCTTTAACTGCTATAGGTTTCATGACATCAAAATCCCACAACTCTGTGTTGCCCATAGCCTTATTAGGGTCAAGACATTCTTGCTGTTCCTTCCTATACTTTTCCTTCACGAATGGGAAAACAGTAAAGGCTACACGTCTCAAAATAGAATATTCGTCGTTGACAAACAATGTTGCATGTAAATGAGCTACATTTGTGGTCAATCCTACTAGCTCGAAATTCATTGGTACCGCACCCTTAGACTCAACATCGGGTTTTAATGCAGTACACGGCACATTATTAATGATCTTTATCAACAAATCATGAGGTGTCTCACCCGGTGCAACTTTCTCAGCTCTCTTATTCATGAAATCATCCAACACCGCAACTATATGGTGCGAAAATACTTCAGATTGAAATTTATCTGACATGTTCACCGTGACTCTATATTCCTCATCCTTACCTTCTGGTTTCCAATCCTGTTCAGTTTTCTTCCATTTAAAAAATTTATTGATGAAATGATCATTCACTGAACTCTTTCCAATACCTGCGGGTCCCGCAATTGAGTAACCAAATGGGCAATACTTAAGACCAGAGGCAAGAGTGACCATCGTCGCGCGAGTAGCCAATTTTTCCATCTTTGCGTATAATACAGACAAAGTTTTTTCAGCAAACTTGTCTGGAGCTGATCTGCGTACTTGCAATATATGCTCCTTAATAGTCTTCAACTTTATTAAGTAATCTGAGCGCTGCATTCCGCGTTCCTGGAGCCTACCATTTTCAAAGAAAGGCATCCATGCTTCCATCTCGGTCACACGTAATTCCAAATCGTGTAACTTATCAAAAGAATAACCAATAGGAAAAAGTGTCTTTTCCATAACCATAGCATAGCCATAATCTAAGAAATTCTGGAGGGAATCAGCTAACACAGCAAACACCTCAAAAGCTCCACCCTGAATTGGTTCGATAGCAAAGAGTTTGATACCACTAATATTGTAGTCTCCTTGACAATAAGTCATCATCCCAAGGGCAGTAATGGCACGCAAAAATCTCACACATCCTTTGACTATTGGGTTTTTTGCTATTCTAAGTGGATTCCGTAGACAATCCACAATTGAATCCAAAGCTATCTTCACTTTCTCAGCAGACTGACACTCAAAATTGTCATCGTTGCGCGCAAAACCATATTCTTCTTCTGTCGTCAAAGAAAAATCCTGGAACTGTTCTGTTACATCACTATCTAAAAATTCCTTACACAATTCAATCACTGCAAATAATAGCGATTTCTTCGTGGATATGATGCCAAAATCTTTCAACGCATAAACAATTGTGGTGATAAAACCTCTATATGTCGATTGAGATGTAAGTGCGAGCATTAATAATGCAAATTTCTCACTATATAACAATATGGGCGATACATCCACATATTGTGGTATATTCGACAGAGCTACATTAGCTCGTTGTTTATACTGCTGGAAGACGAAATGGTCAGGTTGTGAATCGCGCGACCAAAATGGTGGCTGTTCTGCTTGAGGATTCTTCTTGATGCTCTCGCTCTTGGTAGAATCATCAAGGTATAAATCACCTATATTGTGATATTCCTCCAAGCCACTCACCCACGAGGGTGGAGTGGCTTCTTCAAATTTAACGAAATTTGGTATTGATCTGTTGTGGATGTACCCCTCCACAAAAGTTCCTTGGGGTTTTTTGATTTCGCTATATTCATCATCTAATGAATTGCTAGTCACTGTCTGGACTTCATAAGCCCAGGCAGGCGTTTTAATAGTTTCTGCCTCTATATTACTACTTACACTAACCATCTGGCATATATATTCTAAATTATTTTTATTCCTATTTTTTCTTTCGTATGCAAATTCTGCGGTAAAACATGAATCATTGTAAATATTTACTCCCGCATAATAATCTATCCTTGTCACTAAAGTCACCCTCGCTGGCTCGTTTGCCAACGTGACTTGAAAAGGCTCTAAAACTACCTTTCGTTCCAATATCCTCCACACGTCTGCGTCCTCACCAAGAATCTGTAATTTTCGCCTATTCTTGGTGACATCAGACGGACCTTCATTCCGTGATGCTTTTACTTTCTCTAAGTAATTTTTCCTGTGCATAAAATGCTTTTCTACAGGTGTATCCTCGTGAGTATCCCGTCGGGACTCAATAAGGTGGTTGAGAAGCTCTGCAAAGCTTTCAACTGGCCACTGTCTCTTTATCGTTACTGCTATAGTTTGTTCTGTCATGGCGATATAAGTTGTTGTTGTTGGGGTTTTTTGTCTGAAGTTCAAGGGAGTAAATGTAGACACATATACTTTAGAAGAGTTTTATTTATACGCGTACTCATAAGGGCGTTGTTGTAATGTGGTTTTCGTTTGTTGGTATCTCAACGTACTATTCATAAATACACAAGACGGACTTCTTGTAACTCCCACACGGCTAACAGTGGCTCATCACCACGTGCGTAATGTTTCTGGAGCAAGCATGGTCGCTTATGCAGTTATTTAGTTTTACGGTGTGTTGCGAAAAGAATTATATGTATTCTAAATTCGCCCACAGATATATCTACTCATCTCGTCGTTAGGATAAGGGGAGACCTTGCAGGGCCTTCTACCGTTATTATTTACCGACCGGGCATAAGACTTCGCCGACGCTCGCAAGCGCATAACGAGAAATCGGTAGATTGATATGTGTGTGTTAACAAGCCAAACAAATTACTAAGGACATTAAAACTGCGTTCTTCGTAAGAAAACAAGTGACACTATGTGTCTACTATATAGTTATCCACGGAAATATGTGTTTTCACCTACACATTGTGATATTTATAGAGAAAATCGCGCTTCTCAGCGCCTAAAATGGATCCATAATGGTCCAAGATCCTGCCGAACTTTGTAAGGGCAATATGGAAATTGGTATGGATCAAGATATACTCAAAGTTATTTCTCGATCATTCTATCAGGGGTATTACTACTGATAGCCTATTAATCTACATAGGTGTAAGTTAAAACTGGTATGTCATTCAATAATCCAAAAAGAGTAAAGAAAACTCTCAAAAGCATTGATCCTCACACATAGAGTGGGTCTTTAAACCTAACTCCATGCATGAGAATATACTCAAAAGGGTCGTCAGAACCCAAATCTGAACGTACTGAAAGC